CGCACATCAACCGATGCTTGCCCAGCAGCCACACATCCCCCAGCTTCGTAACCGGATCAACCGGAACCTCTGGAACTTCATCCTCGTCCGTCAGCCCTTCCGTCAACTCTACCGGCATCAGCGCGGCAATCTCATCGGCTGAGAATCCGGTCAGTTCTGTGTCAAACCCTAAGTCTTTCAGGTCGGCAAGCTCAATCGCCAGTAAGTTGTTGTCCCAATCAGCGTTCAGCGCCAGCTTGTTGTCGGCCAAAATGTAAGCCTTGCGCTGCATCTCCGTAAGATGCGACAACCTTACCGCGGGAACTGTGTCCTTGCCTAGCTTACGAGCAGCCATCACCCTGCCGTGACCAGCAATGATGCTGTTGTCGTCGGCTATCAGGACAGGATTGTTGAACCCAAACTCTTTGATTGACGCTGCAATCTGTGCAACCTGCGCGTCCGAGTGGGTTCTGGCGTTGTTGACGTAAGGTATCAGCGTCTCAATGCTGATTTGCTCTACTTGCATACGCACTCCTATTGGGTCATGCGCTTTATATTGTCTTGCAGTTTATTTCTTGTTTCTGGCACTGATCGCTTTTGCCTTTGCTCTCGCATCGGCCTTGCTGGATGCGCCCCAGGCTTGCAGGGATAACAGCAGACGAGTCGGCTTACCGTCCTTCCGCTCCGGCCCAGGCATATTGCCCATCCTCGCCAGAAACGATGCTCGTCTAGGGTTGTCGCCTGACTTTACCGGAGGCTTTAGGTCGGAACCGGGGTTGGCTCGCTCGTAAGACTTGCGCCCAGCCTCGTTCAACCCGCCTTTAGGATTCTTCCCGGCCTTCCTTGTCCATGCTGCTGTCATCTCGATATTCCTGCTTTGCCATCATTAGAATTTGACGCTGCCGTTGAGTCATACGCTGCTTGATTGGACCACCTACTAGCCAAGCAGAACAGGTACGGTCAGCAGCACACTTGAACTCGAAAAGCTCGCAATAGCCTAGCCCAGCAACTGCCATGATGTCAGCGGAATAGTTCCCAGGCTCATCGCCAATCCCCTTCTCAATGCAGGAAAGCATCTCTGGAGTCTGGATAAACGCTGCACAGTTTCCGCAGCGCATCTCTTTGGCATCATCTGGACTAGTCTGCCATTCGTCTGCCTTAGCTGTCCAGAACTCCTCGTTCTCATCGTTCGGATTGGCAGGGCCGTATCCAACGTTCTTGAACGCCCAATCCCGGTTCTTGAGATTGACCTTGATGTCCTGCGTAGCGATAGGGCAGATCATTTCTTTGCCGCTCTCATGTTGTCCACCAAATTCGGGTAGTGGCGACCGGCAGACTTAGCCATCGCTTTAGCTGACCGTTTCTGTTTCTTCGACAGCGGGTCAGGTTTGCCAGCACTCTTAGGACGAGGCTTGTCCCAGACTGGCTTCACTTCTTCCTCGCCGGAAGTTTGGCATACGGGGTCTTCTGCTTGCTCATGAATTCCTTGGCAGTCGCCATCGGAATTCCCACCTTTTTCGCAAATCCACGAGAGTGGGCTGCGGCTTGCATGAGTCGGGCTTGTGCTTTCGAGACTGCTGGCATGATAGGCACCTCCTAACACAATTTTACGGCAAAAAAAACCCCCTGTGAAGGGGGAAGGAGGAGACGGTCAGAGTTTATCGCGCTGGAGTTCGATCTGTCTAGCGCACATTCTTGCTTCCGCTGCGATTTGCAGTGCTAGGTCGATAGCTTGGTTTGCCTCTTTTTTTAGGAGGCAGGAGTGCAAATTCGTCAGGTTCGCTTTCATCGTCAGGTAGCTCGTAATCCAGTCTTGCATAGTCGGAACTCCAAAGTTTGTAATTCTGCCGCATGGCTCGCCGGTCATTCGGATCGAATCCGGCAAGTTTCTCGTGAGAATTATTGTTCATCATCCGTAGTAACTGATCCTTGAATACTGACGGATCATAGTCAAGCGATTCCAAATACCCATTGGATGAGTCGCTGAACAGAAATCTACACGCTGATCTAGCTTCGTCTGTCATAACCGGCTTTTTGTCCACCAGCAACGGACGGTGCGTTAGGTCTCGGACTGCCAGGGTTACAACTGCTGCCAGCAATCGGATTTCAGGTTGAGAGTCCACGTTTGGCCTTTTCGATTGCTCGGTTGATCCAGCTTGGCGGGGTGGAGATTTCAGCAGAGACGTAGTAGATCGACTGGTAAGGGTGGGAGACATAGACAGCGTTGATGGCTGCCCTGTCGTCTGGCCC